CGAGGGATGAACCTCCACCACCGAAAAGTCACGGTGGGTCTCTCTTTGAGAACTCGGCAGGAACTGGTAACCCCGGTTTCTGCTGCATATCATTGAAGATTCATTGTGTTCTGATCGGCTGTGATGGGTGCCTTGCTCGTCTCCCCCACGCAAGCTGGGATAGCTTGCCGTATATTCCTAATATACGTTACTTCGTGTGAGTTTGACGAGCTTGCACGGAGAGTTATAGGCATTAGGTGTTAGGGCTCCCAATTAGGGAGACCTATCACACTATACCTTTATCACTCCCAGACATGTACCGTCCCTGCAAAGGGGGTCCATGCATCAGTGATGGCTCTGGTCATGGTAGAACCTAGAGGATTAAGGACCCTCTTTAGTATACCTATGTAAATAGATAGGTGCGTACCGACGATTTATCGGTACGTACCCTACATGACCCAACCATTGGGATGCATGGGGCCTCGGCGAGGGAGTGCGGGCAGGTCAGGGAGAGCGGGGTAGAAGAGGTAGGATCCTCCTTAAGGAAGGTGTCCTAGACAAGGAAGCGGAATCAGTGTATACACTGTGAAAGTGTTCCAAAGACTCCGTCCTGCCTAGGCAACCTGTCCCTCTGTAGCAATACAGATAAAGGAGAAAGGATGTTCAACTGTCACACCCAACTACATTAGTAATTCTTGTCAATGAAAATATTTCTATCTTCAAGGACAATGTATACTTCTGCAGTTCTCTTACAAAGACCAGATCATCGGCTTTTCAAAGCTCTTGATTGGGACAGAGTAGAGAGCGGGGAGTATGCAATTGTCGACCCTTTGGATCCTAACGCTATACTCTACCTCCCGGAAAGGGATTATATCATACAGACCAGAGTGTCTCAAACTCAAGGGAATAAACCAGTAATACTGGCTACACCCCGAGATAAGAGACCTGCCTCCATATCGATCGATACACCTGGTATATCTAGTGGGGTTCCTAATAAAATAGGTTCCCAAATAGAGACCACTAAGGGTACCGATTCGAAATTGGAAAACACTCCAGCTCTAGATACTCCTTCCTCAACTCAACAGACCCAAAATTCCCCCAACTTCACTGACAAGAAGGATCTCAAATGGCGATTGTCAAGGATGTTTAAAAACCCTTTTCATTTCGTCAAGAGAGTCCAAACTCGTGCAGTGCATGGGATGGTAATTGAGAATCAGGTGGTTGTGGAATTAGAAACCCTAGTTCCGCTCTTCCGTGTGTGGGCTTACTACCTACACCGGAAGATAGTTGGGCTTAGTTCTGACCGAACATTGCAGAACAATGTTCTGATATTCGTTCGAAAACTGTACCACACATATCGTCACCACGGTATAAACGCCCTGAACACGAGACTCAAGGTTATGCTTTTCTGTGTTAACAGCTTTATCGCTGGGAACCCATTGAAGACAACCGAGGGCCTCAAATTCAGGATACGTTTATCACATGGGCTACCGACATTACTACCTCTGCCAGTGCGGCAGTCGATCCGTAGTCGAAGTAAGACGACGATAGTCATTTGGGCTTCACTCCTATACATGTACCGAGCCTTTGCGGGTAAGCATAAAGAGCCAAATCTGGCTCCGATTGCCCAACCGTTTGAGGTCACGGACACATATGGACTGGAGCTTAGTAAATTTGAAGACTTCTGTCTCATCTTTACCAAATGGTTATTCCGTCTTGCTAAGATTGACCTCGGGTGGGTTTGGGAAAATCTCTTACCAAAAGAGATGACCTTTTCTGCCTCTTCAGGTCCCAATGCAGGGTGGACTTTCCTCTCAGCTCCGTTAGATACCATTTATTGGTTACTAGCGGGATTTGAGGAGTCTACTCTGTACCGGTACATGAGAGCAGTGAACGCGGACACCAGTCAGTTTTTCTTCATATCGACCAAGATAGTCGAGAAGCTGATTGGCCCTACGTTGTTCATGTCACCCGAGGACATAGATCAGACCAGCCTCTGTAAGGTCCGAGATGCCCTTAAACGAGGAGTTGATTTCGATGGTAAGAAATTACCACGTCATTGGCTCCCTGCGAAAGGTAGCAATGAGAAAGACCTTCACTGTGGTCGCCTTCATGCGTTGAAGGAGGCCGCAGGGAAAGTCCGTATCATTGCTATCGTGGACATCTGGACTCAAACCTTACTTAGACCTCTACATGATGTCTTGTTCAAGTTACTCAAGGCCCTACCTACTGATGCAACTTTTGATCAGCAGGCAGGAGTCAACTCGTTTGCCAAAGAGGGTCATAAGGAAATCTATTCCTATGATCTTCAACAAGCGACTGACACCATACCTTGGGTACTTTACCGAGCCGTAATGAGAGGATTCCTAGGTGAGGTCATTACAGATGCGTGGCTAGCCCTGTTACGCGAGCGAGACTGGTTAACGCCTTCCTGGGACTTCGTTCATAAGAACAAAAGAACCGGTCAGGTGGTAACCAAGTCAAGACGTATGTCATTCCTAAATAAACATACCGTGAGGTATGGTACGGGACAACCAATGGGGGCCTACTCCTCATGGGGAGCGCTGGCTGTGTTACACCATGGTGTAGTACAGTACAGTGCTTACCTCGTGGGTGAGTTTCCCTTCAAAGGTTATCGTGTACTTGGGGATGACATCGTCATTGCCGGTAAGAGTGTAGCGGAGAGCTACCGTCTCGTATGTTCCCAATTGGGGATTGTGATCGGGTTACCGAAGTCCTTCACATCCAGTGAGGGATTCTTTAACTTCGCTTCACAGTCCTTTCTTGGAGAACAAAATCTAAGTCCCTTTTCCCTAGCAGATGAACTTGCCACCAATTCGGCCAAAAACCGTTTTGGAGCAGTTTATACTGCGATGGGTCGAGGGTACCTGGATTCCGAGGCGGATAACTTTTTCGCTAGACTCTTACGTTTCGCGTTGACTCCATCCGTGACTAAACGGGTCGAGTTGGCACGCCGATCAGGGTTGGTTCACAATGCTGTGCATTACGTTTCAGGACTAGTCTTTGGGGCGCTCCTCTCTGGCTCGAAAGCCTTTGGGGAGAGCCTCCAAGGACTTACTGGTATAGAGATTAGTTCAGGGTTGGTGAACCCTGGGCTGTCTCTTTTCAGTATGAGCCTGAAACGCTTTGCTCAGAGCAGCGTTAGGGATGTAGGAGATTCCTACTTCGCACTTCGGACTTATCAAGGCCTTATACTCGCAGAGTATAAGTCAACCCTTAATAAGCTCGAGGCACGAATTAGGTCCTTGCAATCCTTGGTATCCACCCCTTTCGTGTCCCCCCTCGGTCTTCTTCATACCAACGTAACGAAGGTACGGAGAATGCCGGTGGAGGTACGAGAGAAATTCCAGGCAGCCTTAGATAACCTCCGATGGTACCCTACCATCGAGTTCAGTAGTGATACTGTACTTACTCCTAATGCAGAAGTAGATGGTTTATCTGAGATGCATGAAATTCCCCGGTGGACCTTGAATTATAAGGCATCTCCTCGAATTCTACTTCCTGATCGGGTGAAACTTGGAGACAGAGAACATACCCTTGACGGGTTTTGTTCAATGTTTTTGGGTAACGCCCACAATCGGATGCAGATATTAGAGAAGATAATCTCTGAGGTATCCACACTATCCTCTACTCTGGTGGCCTTCCGTAAATGCCTAGGCATATACGAGCAGGATCCAGAGAGGGTAATCACTGACGAGCTGCGATGGGTCTTAGCTCAACCTCCATTCCAAGATTTGGATGAAGAGGGGAAAGCTAAGGAACTTGCAGATCGTAGGGAAGTGCGGATACGAGAGTATAGAGAAATGTTGGACCTGCATAAGGAAGCTATCTTAGAAATAAGAAAGTCCCTTGAACAGTCTCAACTATCTATATTCCTTCCTGGTAATCCGTCGGAAACTGTACGTGATTTCGATCGATCCCTCATTAGCCTCTTGGATCTTGTCATGAAGAGCAAGAAACTTGAGACTGATAAGGGGATCTTTACTCTATCGTAAGATAGATAGGTCAGAATTAGGCTCACTGATTTTTCAGTGAAACCCAAGACTTACACTTTCACAGTAAAGTGCGTCCGAAGGATGACGTTAAACCCC